CCCATCACCACCCACATAAAAATTAAAGTGTCAACATGCAGTCTGTTTCTGATCTGCATATGAGCTTTATTGAATATGCATACAGAGCAAAGGTTACAGAACCTTTTCCCTCCCCCATCTGGTTGGCATGGTTTCGTAGTAGCTGTTGGGTAAGACGCATCCTCCATCGGCGTTGATTTTGTAGACGTCGGCTCTCATCTTGTTGCCGTCGATCATGCGCTCTGGACGCCAATTCTTGGTAAAGTTTTCTTCAAATTCCCATTCAATTTCGCAGGAGACTTGTCCCGTTGCGTAAATGTTAAGGTAAGAATTGTTACCCGACTGTGGTGTTGGAATGTGAGCCAATTTGACGTAGATGGTTCCCGGAGGATGCGTCATCGGTAAGGTCCCGTCCTCGGTATCGAGCAAGGTATGTCTGTCCACCCTGGGTATCTTGGTCCAGATGGGATTGTACCTGGAGATCTGCGCCGAGTCCCACACCTGGTTCGGCATCATGTAGACATTTTCTATCTCCTGTGTGGATTGACCCGTGGCTTTATAGAGAGCCTGATCCCTGGTTCCCGTCTGGACGGAACTTCGCTGGATAAAGTAGTTGTTATTGTTCGCTCCGCCCAGTCCGTCTCCCGGTGTGAATCTCGTAACGTTGGCGTTGTTGTTGGCGTTGCCTGTCACGACATCGGTCGACTGGCCTCCCGTGTACGGACCCGTGGCCGCTCCGAATCTGACAGCGGACGACTGGTAGGTCATTCCCTCTGGTTTCCAGGCCGTGATGTAAGGTCCCAGGACGGTATGTCCGTTGGTTCCGTTCTCGCTGGTGTTTCTATTGTTTCGGTATCCGGGTCCCGGCCACCACGGACCGTGTTTTTGATACGGTCTCATCTGGTCCTCGTTCGTCCCGTTTCCGGCCTGGTTGAGCCAGACCCCGACGAGTCTGGAGTCGATGAGCGGATTGATGCAGGCCATCTGAGGCATGACGCTCGAGCGTGTGTTGTCGACCCACCCGCAGTCGAACGAGTGATGGAAGGCGATGCTCTCGCCCGTGCGGATGACGGCGTGATCCGTCTCCTCCAGGAGATACATGGGCACGGCGCCTCGTATGTTGAGCTCGTTTCCGTTGCTCGTCGTGTCCTGCGCTTCAGAGGCGCACGTGATGTAGGCATATTGCTGTAGCGTCCAGATGTCGTGAGGCAGCTCCGGCATGCAGCCCTTGTCCCACGGCAGCTGCGTCCAAGGAAAGGCGTGTTCTCCGTCGCAAAGGACGTGGAGACCCGCCGTCAGATCGTTGGTGTATTGCGCAGTTGTGTCTTGGTTGCTTTCTTGTTTGATTTGCAGGTTGTAGATTTTGATTTCCATTTTGACGGGCTTGAAGCGCGCGGCTCGGTTCAGGAGCCATTGCCATTCATTGGGATTAAAATGGCTGCTGTATTGATTGAAGTTGAACATGTTCCAAGGTGTGGTATAGCCTTCCATTTTATAATCGGCGATTCCTTGGTATCGCTTGTATTTATGTTCATTGCGGATAGGACACCACCATTGACGTGTGTTCTTGGTGATGATTCTATTTTGCCCTAAGATGGATCCTCCGATCCATCCTCCGGTGGAGATGCCGACGCCGTGATTCCCGCTCGGGCCTCCTCCACCACCGCCGCCAGCGCCGCCAGCAGCTCTTGCTCCGCCTTCAGCAGCTGGCGCCTCACCCGCCCCTTGTTCATTATTATCCATATCACCATCCATGTTGTTAGGATCAGCTTTGGCTTTTTTCGCGCCTTTATTCAAGCGCGCAAAGTATAGGTGACGTTTATTGCCCGCGCGTTTGTCCTTTTTGGCCGGAGGTTCCCCCGTGTCTTTAGGCTCGTTGAGCGCAGGCGCAATTTGTTTTTTCAAGTGAAAGACGGCATGCGCAAAGTTACCGCCCACAGAAGAGTCAGACTGCAAAGAGTCGATAAAGTCTTGATCACCTTTATTAAATTTCAGGTAGGGATTTAAACCTTTATTGATATAATTATTATAGGCTTGATCGTGTTTTTTTGCGGCCTCGTCGGCTTTATTGACAGGATCACCGTTTTCCAAAGGATTAAAAGGACCCAAATAATTATAACCAGGAAATAGAAGCCCGCGGAACTGACCGCGCTTAAGACTCATTCATTGATTCAACAGCCTCTAGCATTTCCACGTCTGTGAGCTCTACAGAAGAAGGAGGAACAGTTTCAATAGGTTGCACACCCGCTAAATGCTGTTTATAGACATCATCCCAGTAAGGACACTTTTGACATTCAGTGAATTTAAAGTGATACATTATAGATCGGTACATATTGTCCAGACACCGTTTAAAAGTAAATAGTAATTCTCGGTGCTGGTCCCAGGTGACACAATTTTGTTTGGCGACAGACTGAAAGTCTTTTTTCGCCATGTCAAAAATGTATCTAGTTCCCTTGGATGCAATTCTTGTGGAGTGATAGTAAAACCCACAGAAGTCGAACTCGATTCCCTCCCTCTTTTTGTGCTCACTGAAGACTGTGGCCGGATTAGCCTTCTTAACCATCTTGCGGCTCTTCCAAGAGCTCCCCACAGCTGAGCCAGAACCCGGGGTCGATGTGCCCTTCCTCCCCCTCCCGCAGGAAGCGGTCCACTGTGACGAGGATCCCGGCTTGGTCTCCGTCTCCACTGGCTCCCGCGAAGACGTTCCATGCTCCCTCTCGGTTGTAGACCTCTCGTTGACTCGACGGTCCTTCGCCTGGATCGTCGAGTAAGGAGAGAACCGGAGGTTGCTCTTCCCGCTGCGAGATGTTGTATCGCTGAATCTCTGACTCATTGGTTGGACAGCTGCTCCAGTCGATGTACTCACTTGAAGAAGAAGGTTCAGGCTCGGTCTGAGTGCCTTGAGTAGCGGTCACTTTCTTTGGAGACTCTGCCGGAGTAGGCTCTGAAAGACAAAGAACAGATCATGAGCACATCCCTCCCCGCCCGATAGGTGTCTCCCTATCGCGCATGCGCCAAGTCCTACCTGCAGCAGCAGACTCGCTCCAATCACCGTCGCTGGTAGTAGTATGAGGCAGGTAGCCACCACAGCGACGGCAAGGTCCTTGAGCGTAGAGCACAAAATCCTGTGAATGACCATCACAGTAGACAGCTAAAGGAAAGCTGTTGGGAACACGGTCAAGCTCCCACTCTTTCTTGAACCCGTCGAGCGTGCAGTCAAAGTCCTCGGCGCACCAGCCGAGCCAATCAGCCACTTCAGTCACCGAGATCTCTCCAAAGTTCTGAGGCAGCGCTTTCATGAAATTGAACTGAACTACTCTATCTCGGATCGGTTTCTCATGAACGGTAGTCACTGTGTTCCCACCCACCACTGTGTAGATGTCATGATTGGTGCTGATGAGCAAAGGTGTTTGAGGCTGTTCCGCGCTATCTCGGTGTTTTCTATCTACCCTAAAGGTCGTTCCCCCCATCAGACATTTAGCTGGCTCTACATAATCGTTGTGCATGACCGCCTCCTCCCACCAGCATACGAGCTTGTTCTGGCAATCGTTAAAGACAAACTGCTTGTTGAGGTGATTGACACAACCATAGACCTTCACCGCGCTCGCGAGCGCCTTAGCCAGATTGGTCTTCCCCGTACTGGCCGGACCAAAGAAACAGATCGTGTTCTGTTTCCCGGCTTTCTTAGAGAGCACGGTCGCCATCCAGTGGTCGACCTGTATAGGATTGTAGCCCTGGATGTTCAACAGCCTGACCACCTTATTCTCCGGCTTGATAAATCTGTTGTCTGGAAACTGCCTTTTAATGTAACTCAGAGCCGTCTCGGTTCTAGTGATTCTCACCCGATGCATCTCGAGTACTTCTTCGAGCGTTCGAGACCCGCTCGGAGTACTCTCAAACATAATCACTAGATCTGGATGCAGCATCGTTAACTCTTCCTTGGTACAGATAAACTCTTCCTGACATCTCTGCAGAGTATCTAACATGACATGCTGTTTTCTCGTCAGTTTAGTCGGCCTTGTCGGCCCTGCCTGTCTAGCTAAGGAGTTTTCACCTACCGCAGGAAGATCGCCCCAGCGCGGCATCTTATGGACAGGTTCCCCCGTCTCATCAGAACTGTTCATGACCAGCCGGTCATGGAGAGCCTTTCTGAGATAGTGAGTGATCGGCTGTCTGTCAAGGTGACTGCACATGTAGGTTTTGGTGGTTTCAAAGCGAGCTACGCTCGGAGTGCAGACATCAGGATCCAGCCAAGTCACCAGCTGTCTATTCTTCGGCAAGAGATAGTTCATAATGTAGCTGCAAGCATCGATGCGCTGAGCGTGAGCCTCGTTGTGCCGGTCTCGATAGGTCAAGCAAGAGACGGTCGCGTCCTGATGAGCCCTGACCCTCTCACAGAGTAGACGCAGCTGCACCGACACGGTGTACTGCAGATTGGTCGGATCGAAGCAACTCTCGTAGTGCTTCCAGAGATCGAGCATATAGCTCCAGAAGTATTTAGCCAGAACCCAAGCGCTTTTTTTAGCGTTGCACTTGGTCAGCCCGTCTCCTCCGCACACTACATGAACGTGCATATAGATCTCGCCGATCTCAGCCTGAGTGAAGCAGCTGTAGACTGGATTGTGACTCTGCTGCTTCAGCTGAAAGAGCCGCTTCGCGGCCATGTCAGCAGCCTCACAGAGCGTCTGACCGAGCCCGTGCTGATTCTGGAGCTTCATGGCCAGACTCTCCTTCCAGTTATAATTGACGTCGCAGAGCAGAAGCTCCTTCTCCTGATCTACCAGATCATCCAGAATGACAGGCATATCTTTAGAATATATGTCCATAATAGCTCTCTCAGCCAGTCTCCAGTCCTTGATATCAATTCTAATAACATAGCTAAAGCTGGGAGCCTTGAAACCAGTAATAGCTCCGTGCCAAAAACCCAGCCATTCCTGATCAGACAGCCCAACTCTAGCAGAAGCCATGCCAGCAGCCATAATATACCTTCACAGGACGTCTTCTCCCGCGGAGCGATGTCCACAGACTGTAGTAGTCTCTTCTCAGGCAGAATGTACATCAATAGAAGAAGGTGTAGTGTCTCACGCGCTCTTTCTGCATCGATGTGAACAGCTCCGCGTCCAGCCGCAGAATGAACTCTATTTCCTGGTTGCTCTCCTTATATAGAGTCCTCCAGCCTATCAGAATCAGCCACGTCAAATCACCCCATCGCTGTGATTGGCTGTGCCCGAAAAGGCGTGTCTATCATTATCTCCAGCCAACCCCTATTTTTCCGATACTTATTTCCTTGTGTGGG